CAACACCCTCTGCAATACTCACCTTTGGTTTATAACCAAGTGCGCCAAGTTTAGATGTGTTCGACCATGTTTCTTTAGTGTCTGCAGGATGCTTAGGTGCAAGATTCTTGATTGCTTTCTTACCAGTATTCTTTTCAATCTCACCGATAAAGTCCATTAACTCGACTTGCTCACCACGGCCAATATTAAAGATCTCACCAGACTCGATGTCGGTATTATCTAAGACGACCTCAATACCATCCAAAATGTCATCAATATAAGTGAAGTCACGCTTCATATCACCATAATTATACACGGTTATTTCTTTTTCGTCAAGAATGTTTTTAGTAAAATCAAACAACGCCATGTCAGGACGACCCCATGGTCCGTAAACTGTGAAGAAACGCAGACCGACAGTATTGAGACCAGACGACTGCATCTGACATTCGTTCGCCCACTTAGTATAACCATACGCATTCAACTGCTTGCCGTGTTCGCGACCTTCCACCCATGGTACTGGAGCGCCTGCGTAGATGCACGAAGTTGATGCATAGAGGATACGTGTTTTTGGTAGATGCCTTTTACAAACATCAATCAGGTTCTGCGTCCCATCGATATTATTTGCGTGATAACTCTTCTCTTTACCTAGTGAGTCGCGCACACCTGCCATCGCACCTAAGTGCACGATAGTGTCTGGTTTAAAATCCCACAAGAGTGCTTCTAACTTGACCTCATCTGTTAGGTCACATCCCCAAATATCAAGGTTAAAGTGGACCATGCGGTCGCGTTTCAACTTTGGAGTATATAAGTGGTTGTTGAAATTGTCAATTCCTTTAACCGACAGACCACGATCCATCAGCCGTTTTGATAACTGAGATCCAATGAATCCAGCGGCACCCGTAACTAAAACTCTTTTCATTTTATCCGTTCCTGTAAATATATTCTAATGCCCTGTCTGCTTCTGCAGTCAGTGGTCTGTTTTCATACCAATTGCCTGTCTCAAGATCAAACTCGCGACATAGATCTGCAATCTGGTTTGCATTGATCGGGTATCCTTTAGAGTATGCATTACCCGCAATCGCAATCATTATCTTGTACATCTTTCCATACCACCCCGTCCCAGAGATCTGTTGATATTCTGCCCCCAGCTTACGCGGCCAGAATGGACAATCACGATAGGAAGACCATCGGTAGTCGGTGTTATTTAGACCATCTTTACGGTACTGTATCACCGCTGATCGCATCTCAGGCGATAGTCTATCAAGGAAGGTATTGTTCGTTTTCTCATGGTAAGGATGTTTTGCAATCAACTCAGAACCGTTGATCTTCGATCCTCCAGAGTTCACCATAAAGAACGAATACGCGTTAGGATACTGTGCAGGAACGTAATACATACGCGCTAGGTCTTTTGTCTGTGGGTCACCTAACTCACCTAGCTCAGTATTGAGAGCGTGCCAGAACGCCTTGATGCGATTGTTCTCGATCTGTTCGTCGAGACGGAATATGATCCGAAACTTTAAATGCTCTTCTGAACTGCTTGCTGTGTTGTAGACGACATAGTCATACTGACCGTACTTGCGGTGCAACCATGTTCGTAGAGATTCTACATCAGTGCAACCGTCAATAGGATCATCCACATCAACGCAACACCAAGGAGACCAATATAGAACAGATCGATTACTACGCGTCGAACCCACGTCGAACACAGCAGGAGTAAGAAGAGGAGAACTATTGGGTCCACCTTTCTCTCCAGGTTTAGTGTAAGAATCACGAAGGCACACCACGAAATCCATCCACGACATAAACGTGGTACGACGGTGTGTCTTGTTATCAAACTGGTTTTTGAATAGAGTTAATTCATACATACAGAGATTATACTACTAACCAAAGAATAAGTCAAGGGTGGAGACACCCTGCTCTTGATAGTTCCAAAGTAACAGTTCTTTTCGGTTATGTTCATCTTCACGATACTTCTTACCAGAGTGCATGGTGTAGGTAAGGTCCCACTCCAACTGATTCCATCCAGTATATGCTTTCTTGAGTGTTTCGTTAGAGTTATAAGTGATCATCACCATCGCATCGGTATCGTCGAGTTCATCGTGAAATCGCTTGTGACAAAACGAGTCGTGCATGTCTCCGTTGTTACCATAGATGAACGACTTGATGTCGTAAGGTGGGTCCGCAAAGATAAATGTATCTTTATCAGCATCCTCTAGAAAATACGAGTAGTCTTCGTTGGTGATCTCCCAGTTGCGCATCAACGCAGAGAACTTGGGCAACTTACCAATCAGCCTATGGTTGAATTGCTGAAATACCGCATCTTTTGAAAACGAACCTGTAGACTCACCCAGACCACTGAATGAGCAACGGTTCATAACATAGAACTGCCATGCGATCTCGAAGGGATCCTCTGCTGTGTTCAGACCCTCTCGCATGATATGGTAGTAGTCAAGGTGCGCCTGTAAGGAATCCTCTGCGTCGGACAGTTCTTCTTTTACCGCGTGTAGTTTATCCGCAAGATCTTGTCCGCGGCTCTGGAGAGACTTCCAGAAGCAATACAGGTTGTAGTATTTGTCGTTGACCTTGACGGGAATATCGGGAAACTTTTTAGTGAACGCAATCGCGCAAGAACCGCCACCAAGAAACATCTCACGATATTCACGAATATTAGTGACAGGCATATTCTGTGACGAGAATAAGAAATCAACAGCGCGTGACTTACCGCCAGGATATCGAAGTGGTGTTTTTAGATTTTTCATGCGTACATTATACCATAATGATACTTGTTCGTCAATCGAAAAGTTCTTCGAAAGAGGTTACGCCCATAAGTTTGAATATAGGTTCTAAGTCTATCGCATCAGAGATTTCTTGAACGGCAGGTGGTGTGTACTTAGACCAACAAGAAGGGCACCTCGGTTTACGTTCTGCTATAACGTCCCTTTGTTCTGACCAAGTCAATAGTGATAAACTTACCCTTTTACCACAGTCGTAACATTTTTGTTTATAAGGTAACGTTTTTTGTCCCATATCAAAATCCTCAATTATTTCGAATCGGGTATCATATTACATTTTAAAAACAAAGTCAACCAAAAAAGTCCTCAAGGGTCGCTTTCGGTTCTGTTTGCCAACCAACAGCATCGAGTATCGGCTCAAGCGGGTCGAGGAAAGTCTTATCGAACATCATATCATAGTCAATGTATTTGTGCAGGTTCAGTTCTGGTGGGAGATTCAGTGGATAACTTACAACGTTCTGACCGAGACCGTTAGGGACCTTGAGATAACAGAACTTGATTTTCTCTCCCTGCTTCACGGTCTCCACGCGATTCTGAAGTCCGGCATCTTTGATTGCGGCATTGAAACATAGCGCACCACGAACGTGGATAGGAGTACCCTTCTTGAAGATAGTCTTGCGATCTTGCCACTTAGTCAACTCAGACACACCGCGAGGAAACGAAACATCTTCGGGCGGAAGAGTTTTGAAGTGAGATCGGAAGTCACGAATATACCCTTGAGTGTCGGACTCAGTACCCTCCACAATGACGCGGAAGATCTCCTTGAACTTATCACGGACGACCTGCGGAGTGGAAGATTTGATCGCCTCGATACCCATCATCTTGAGTTTGGGTTCTGCGTATTGGACACCCTCGTTATTGTGCACGTTGAGGATATATCGTTTCTTTGCCATCCAGATTCCACGATCTGCGATAACCTCACGACCCATCTCCATGCGGTTGACATATGCACCTGTGATCTCTGCCATCTGTGCGTATGACTTATCAAGTTGTTTCTCGAAGTGTGCGCGGCAGATCTTATCTAAGAACTTAACAGGATTGTTGGGACTAAAACGGTCGATAAGATCACCCATTCGAATATAAACGGAGTCTGTGTCAATCGCCACGACATAATCTTCATCTGTTTTGAGAATGTTTTGCATCTCATTGTTTACACACCTCTCTGCCCACTTGATCGCCAACTGACCTGCAAGGGTAATAGACTCGGCAACTCGCTGATCGAAGTAACGGAACCACCGATTACCCAGAGCACCATAGAGTGAGTTCATTAGGATCTTGATCGCCATCTGTTGATTATTTAGTGATGTGATCTTATATTGCAGAGACTTGCTTGGGTTCTTTTGATATTCCTGTTCTAGTTCCAACATCTTATTTTTGATGATGCGTCGGTCTGCATAGTACTGCTCAATGATTGTCGGGATGACACCCTTGCGTTCGTGAGAGAATTGGTTGCCCGTAGGCGCGAGCGAATACTTAGAAGTGTTAACTATCGTGCCGTCCAAGAAACCTTCGACAGAAACATTGTCCACAATACCGTCTACCAAAGTCTCGGGTGACATGTTGTACTGCACAATGATGTTAGGATATAGGGAGTTCAAGTCAAACGAAGTCACCCAGTCGTGAGATCCGACTTGAGGTTCTTTCACATATCCTCCAGGATATGGGGTTTTAGGTTTCTCTGTCTTAGGCGGAATCACGATCTTCATCTTGTTTAGAAGTCGGTAAATGATCGAGTCCCAGATCGCAGTCGTGCCGAGAGTGTCTGTGTAGTTCACACCACCGCGATACGCCATGGTCAAAACCAGAGAAATCAGGTCAAGTTTCTCATCAAGCTTGTGAACCAACTCAACGTCTTTCACGTTATAGTCGATGAACTTCTGATAGTCCTCTTTATAAAGGGTGTGGAGGTTTCCGTGTTCTTCATACGATAGTTTTCGTTCATTTAGAACGACGTGGGCGATATGATCAAGACGATACGACTCTTGCCTTCCGAGCGTATTGAGCGTAAACTTCTTGAAGATCTCAATGTAATCTAGGTGTTCAATTCCTCCGATGACATACTCTTGATTTTCTCGACCGTTGATTCTCTGGATTCTTTCACGCACCATACCCCAAGGTGAAAGTCGCTTTATAGTAGTTTCGTCACCGAATATCCTGTAACAACGGTTGACGATATAGGGGATATCAAAGAACCTTGTGTTCCAACCCGTGATAATATCAGGCGCATAATCCTGAAAGTGCGCGACGAACTTTTGAATCAACTCAACTTCGTTGTCGCACTTGATGAACAGAACGTCCTCGCGCGTGGGTGTGTAGTCGTTAAGACCCCAAACCCAATAGTTACCATCATTCTTGCGAATAGCAATTGAGATTACTGGATATTTCGCTTCTTTTGGTTCCGGAAACCCTTCGTCAGAAGCAACTTCGATATCGACATTAAGGACACGGACCATCTCTCGGTCGAACTTAATGTCATCGGGCCAGAAGGTGGATATGAATTGAGCGGCATAATTAGTCTGTCCGTACAACGTAACATTAGAAATGTTAGAGGTTTTCTTAACAGCTTCTGCCGCTTCTGTCATAGAGTCATATTCTTTCTCCACAACAGGTTCGCCTTCTAAGGTCTTCCACTCTGAAGGTCCACTTCCAGACTTATAGAGTTTTGGTCTGAAGGGGACTCGCGTTTTTATTTGCTCACCGTTTTCATATCCACGGTAAAGGATGTTGTTGCCAACTCGAAGAACATTCGTATAAAATTTAGTCATGAGGAGATTATATAATAAAAAGGGTCAGTTGTCAATCGATTACGTGAAAAAACTTATGTCTAGTCCATGGTTCCTCAATATGTTTCTCCCTATACCCGTGGTGGTCTTGTGTCACACACAAACGTTTTGAAATCAACTGTGTGGTCGGCGTTGGAATGCCTGTCTTATAACGATCTTTGTGATTGAAGTAAACCCCGATATCACGACCAACACCTATAGTATCACAATCATGCCAAGGATGTAAAGCTGTATTTTTGATGCCAAAGTAATCAATCTCAGGCAGTTCTAGATGATTTGTGGTAAATGTTCTGAATAATCTCTGTAGTACGCAGTAAGGTCCACAGTTGATCGGAAACGCGTTGTTTGCGAGCATGTGGTGCCCCCAGTGCGCGAAGTTTCGGTCCATGCAATACATACCCATGAATAGACCTATGTTTGCGTAGAGCGTATTCTCTGCGTACTCAGCGAGCAGTTTGAATGTTTCGTATCGTTCCTCTATCAACCAAGTATCATGTTCCATAATCCAGAACTTCTCTCCGGACTGCCCTTGTTGTCGCATAAGTTCCCAGTGAGAACACATTCCTGCTTTCTCTGTGGGTGAGTGATCATCTTTGTTCTTACCGGACAAAGTGTCCAGAGTCATGAGACTACTTTCCCATTTGTACTTGTCTACATGTTCTTGAAACATATCGGATTGTGGAGTGATTGCATCGAAGGTTTCAATAGAGTCAATGTAACCTTCGTCGATGGCGCGTTGAAAAGACTGACGGGAGAGTTCTGCGTACTCTTCAGACCGTTCGTCTCCTTTCATTACTATTTGTATTGCTTTCATATTACTCACAAAAAAGGGGGATGTTACTCCCCCTTATTTATTACATTAGTTGTTGGACACAGACGGCTACCACGAATACACTTGATAGTCCTGCGAACATCCAACCCATCTCTTCTAACCTAGAGTTGGCTCGGTTGCTCTTCTCCATTGTTGCTCTCCTCGTTTAAAAGTTGCGGGGTCGATTGATAAGTGACGCCCGAATTAATTGCTACTTTACGAGGCTTCTGACTTTCAGGGATTATTACCTCCAATTGGATGGCAAGTAACCCGTTCCTGAAATCAGCTCCCATTACTTCAACATACTCCGACAGACGGAACTGACGTTCAAATCTCTTCGTCGAAATGCCTTTATGAATATACTCTCTAGTGTCGTTTACAGACCCTCGAATGCTAAGTGTACGGTTCTTTACTTCGATCTCGAGTTCGTCTTCCGTGAATCCGGCGACTGCTAACTCGATTAGGTATTGATCCTCTCCCGTCTTTAGAATGTTATGCGGGGGGAACGTATCACCCGAGTGTCGTGCGACTCTATCCAATTCGTCGATCATAGTATCAAATCCGACGAATGCTGAACGTGGGAACAGTTGTTTTGCTGTTAATGTCATGTTGTGACTCCTTAAAATTAAGCAAGTTTAAAAAGAGTGCCCGAAACATTCGGCACACTCGTTACTATATATACGAGTTATGATACTAAAAGTAACATATAATTTGTGAATATGTCACGCAAAAGGATCATAGTCGTCATCATCTATCTCTATAATAGGGACAGAATCATCAACCAACACAACCCTTTCATTTTCGATCATGTCGATGATTTCTTTTGTGACCTTGATGTCCATTTCTATGAACGCTTGCTTCTGCAAGCACATGTCCAAGTGTCTGTAATAAAAATCTAATTCTTTTTCTTTCTCTAATTTCTTTTTAGCTACTTCAGAAAACGAAACAATGTTGTTTTTGTTATCTGTCATATCTTGTCCTTAGTAGTACATTGACGGATCTGGGCTTCCTTCTACCCCGAATGAGAATGATACTCGCGAAACTTTAGGAAACACTTGATGGTGAGTTCCTCTAGGCAAATACACATACATGCCTGGCTCAAAGTCAAACGGTTCATTATTGTTTATGCCTTCTACTTTTAGACCGACCGTACTAATAACCTGAACTAAGAACACATCCATAGAATCTTTGTGCCATGGATAAGATCCGCTTGCACGACCAAAACCACTAAACGCAATGTTCGTGATTTTATTTGCGTGAAGCGCGAAGACATCCTGCATTTCTTCATAGATCTTTTTCGCAAAGTCCGGTGCACTACCGCGACTATGAAACGAATTTAATCCTATACGCATTTTGTCTGAGTTGCGATCGTAGAGATCATTCGGATGCGAGTCCATCATTTGCATGTACTCATTCCAATTATAGGTCTCTTCCATATCAAACGGCAAGTTTCCTATGAATGGTGTTTTGGTCCGAATGTTCTCATCACGATCGTCAAAAATACCATAATATTCTGACATTATCAGTTGTTTCCAATATTATACTTCGGTTGCAAGTTCCAGTTGGACTTGTCTTTGTATGAGATGATCTTGATCTGTCTCATCGGAGCACAGTCAAGTGCAACGTCTTTATTAACTATTGCAACTAAGCCCCAATCTGCAAGCAGAGTGGCGATAGTGTTACGTCGTTCCATGTCTGAAACTTCTAGATTAGATTTCTTGCCGTCCAACAAGAACAACTCCTTAAAATGGACGATAAAGTACCTACCCTGCTTGTGCAAGATATGGCATGATTGGAATAGGGTATTATCTCTACGCGAAGCAACCCCTATACGCGTTAGTGTTTCTCTGACCTTTAAAAAGTCATCTGGTTCTGCCAACGTGATTTCTAACATCATGTCGGAGTTCCATTGAACTAGATTATTCTCTTCCACCTCTGGATACCTTATTTTTGATAGTTTTTATTTGTGATTCTGTCAAGAGCCCAATAATTTGTTTCGCTTTTGATTCACTATACCCAAAATATTCCTTAATACACTCCAAGTCGTCTCGTTGTTCAGGCTTATCCCATTTAGAGAATCGTTTCTTCTTACGTACAATATTTATAAGAAAGTCGTATTGCATCTTCGCATCTAGATGATGTAATCTGTTCATTTCATTCGACATAATTACAGTATCTGGAAAATATGATAAAGACCTGTTTACGAGAAACGAGTTATATTTAGTCTCCACGTCCTCATCTTTGTCCATAAGATTAATTTTTGTGTTATTAATACTGGTCACAAACTCAAATGGACTCATGCTTTGATCTCTACGTTTGCCATACATTCAGTGAGACAAGCAACTAAATTCAACTCATGGTCCGCAACAAACGCATTCTTGTACTGATAGTCAGCCAGAATGAGAACCAACTGAGGTATACTATTCGGGTCAACATGATCATACATCCTATCATATAAACCACGAAATATCGCCGTGGGTTCTAGATCAAGATTGTTGACAACCCAAGATCGCATCTTCTTAAAGTTTTTGTCGCGTAAAGAAGTAAACAACTGCGTGTATGTGTCGGAGATATCGGTCTGTTTATCGGGAACGGTGTTGAGTGTTCCTGATATTGTTCCGCGCTGACATTCATTAAGAACACGTCGCCAGTCTGGAGCATGTTTCATAATGATCTGCGCAACGACCGATTTCTCATACTCAACGTTTTCAGATTTTAGAATATCAACAACCCGTGACATGAAGTCGCCACAGAGCTCCGGAAGATCAGTCTTACTAAAGTTAAACGAATACTTGGAACATCGCGAGTGGAGAGGTTCAATAATACGATTCTCAAAGTTGCACGTCATAATGAAACGACAGTTCTTTGAGAACTCTTCAATAAACCCACGCAACGCGGGCTGTGTGGACTGTGGATTGAGATAGTCCGCCTCATCTAGGATAACAACCTTGTACCCACCAGACAGGGACACCGAAGAGGCAAACTGCTTGATCTTCCCGCGTAGGGTGTCAATATTGCCTTCTTCTGATCCGTTGATTACGATGTAGTCAAGATCCAACTCATCACAGATAGCTTTGGCAACAGTAGTTTTACCCGTACCTGCACTCCCTGCAAACATCATATTAGGCAGTTCTCCGCCTTTAACGATGTTTTGAAAAGTTGTTTTTAACTCCGCAGGCAGAATAGTCTGCGACACAGCGGTGGGACGGTATTTTTCAACCCAGAGAAATTCATTACTCATTCGTACCTCATAATATAATAAAAGTTGTAGGGAGTATTATACTACATTTCTCCCTTCAAGTAAACCTCTCGCATAATTTATTTATGCGATTACAGTTAATAATGTCAATTAATTTTTACAATGTGAACAATCAATAAAGATTATATGCGTTCATCCGCATAAGCGTGATTGACTTTGGCGTGGTGCATTTCATCACGACGGACACAAACAATCATATCAGAGAGCATTGCACCCTCTTCAAGATCTACGTAATAGTCAATGGCAATTTGTGGGGCAGGAACATCCTCAATCTCCCCTGCAGATATTAGTGCCAAGTAACTGGTGTAACTATTTACAGCCTCTTCTTCAAAGTACCCAGTCATGCGATGCGCAGTACGAGGAAACAACATATACATCAAAAGATAGTAATGCCAGAAGATAAACTGAACAAAAATAATAAGAACCCTCTCTAGAACAGAAGGATGAACTATTTCCATAAAGAACATTAAGTGCTTGCGTTCATTAGTGGCTTCGTCTAACAGTTCTTGGATCTTGGTGCCGTTACCCTTCTGTAGTCTGCGTAGA